TTGGTTTTAGAAATATACCCATAAACAGTCAAAGTACAGCTTACACAGCCGTGTTAACAGATTCTGGTAAGTGTATTTTTCACCCATCAACTGACGCTAATGCGCGGACATTTACTATCCCTGCTAACGGTTCAGTGGCTTATCCAATTGGCACCGCCATTTCGTTTGTTAACATGACTTCTCAAGTAGTCAGTATTGCCATCACAACAGACACGATGTATTTAGCCGGCACAGGTACGACAGGCACTCGCTCACTTGCTCAGTACGGCACAGCAACAGCACTTAAACTGACATCAACAACGTGGATTATTTCTGGTGCGGGGTTGACCTAATGAGTGGGATTCAACAGATGCTAACGGGTGGGACTTACAAGCCCGCAACCCCTACCACTATTGGACAAGCGTTTGGTGGCGGTTATTATGCCGGACAAATTGCCGTAGGTGGAGGAGGCGTAGCTACACATTATCTAATTGTTGCACCTAAAGCAACTGGAGAAACCTACGCAAATTGGGGTACTTATGGTGTTTTGACCACAGCTACATCATTAATAAATGGACCTAGTAACACAACTAATTTAGCCGCTAGAGGAACTGCATACGCGGCAGCTACATTTTGCGAAAATTTAACAACTGGGGGCTATAGCGATTGGTATCTTCCAGCTAAAAATGAATTGGAAGTTCTATACTATTTTTTAAAACCCACAACACAGTCAAACTATACTCTTTTCGGGTCAAACGCTAATGCCGTTTCTCCAGAGCCTATTAGTACAAATTACACAAGCGGCTCCCCTGCTCAAACTAGCGCAACGGCATTTCAATCAGGTGGGGGTGAAGCATTTATCGAAACTGCATATTGGTCGTCTAGTGATTTTAACAGTTTTGGCCCTTGGAAACAAAGATTTACTGATGGTGCGCAGGCCACTAATGAGCCTAAGAATAGTGCGCTTTATGTTAGAGCCGTCCGTAGAGTACCAATATAACAAAACAGGAAAACATTATGTACATACAACTAACAAACATTGATGCAGACACAGGTATTCTTTGCACAGAAGCACCCATGTGTACAGGACCGGCACTCCCAAATGTAAAGGGCTTTGCCTTCATCTTTCAAAACGAATCTGATTTTCCTATTGCATCAAATCATGACGGGTCACTCAGCACAGCACCACTGCTTTATGGAACGTGTGATGATGACGCAGATACAAGCCTTGTTGGCGTTTTAAAAGTGTTGTCACAAGTAGAGTTTGATGCAGATAAACAAGCCGAGCATCTAGCTAGACGACCTTATTCTTCTTGGGTAGGTGACATTGACACCATGTTATGGCAACCGCCTGTGCCTTATCCGCAAGATGATAAACAGTATTACTGGGATGAACCTTCAGTATCTTGGGTTGAGCAAACGCCTGTGGTTCAACTCCCATGAAAACTTTTGAACTAGGTTATTTTGGTAATATCTGGGTAAAGCAGAACGTTCTAGAGCTTGCCGGTGAAACACATGGTGGGCATGAGCATAAATTTGACCATGTGACATTACTTGTGTCTGGTAAAGTGTCAGTTGAGATTGAAGGTCACGAACCTAAAGAATTTACCGCACCAACCTTTATCGTTATCCGAAAAGAACACCAACACAAAATTACAGCAGTTGAAGATGGCACGGTCTATTACTGTGTTTATGCTTTGCGTAATATGGACGGTGAGCCGATTGAAGATATTTACGGTGAGCAACATGACCCAGAATCAGCCAGTGCTAGAAATGAAGGTTATTGGGAAAACATTAAGAGGATTGACAAATGAACAAACTACTTAAAGCGTGGAACTACTTAATGGCTCGATTAAAAGAGCCGTCTACGCACGCGAGTGCAATTGGCTCGATAGAGGTGACAAATGCCTGACGAAGCCTGCCGCCTTGCTAAAGTAGAGCAACGAATTGAAAACCTTGAAGAAATATTTGAAGATAGGGGTAAAAAACTCGATGCCATAATTGCTACTCTTGAAGAAATGAAGAACGACCAGACTCGTTACAAGGGGTTTCTAGGTGGAATTGTTTTCACAGTGGGTGCAGTATTTTCGTTCCTATCTTGGTGGCTAGGTAGCCGGTAATGGAATTTTTACAGTTTGCAACGGACGTAGGTTTCCCCATTGCCGCTGCTTGCGTAGGAATGTATTTTGTATTTCTCACTATTAAATTTCTACTTGATAGTGTGCTTGAAAAGATCAAAAGCCTTATTGGTATTATCAAGCAACTCGATAGGCGTGTTACCGCTATGTCAGAGGATATTGTAAAAATAGATGTACTCATGACAGAAACACTTGATATGCCAATTGAAAAAGAGAAGGTGGCGCGTTTTAATAATCCACAAGAGAAAAGAGCAGACTAATGGATATTGACGCATTGGCTAAATATATCAACCAGTATGGATTCCCTATTATTGCATCAAGTAGCATGGGATATATCGTCTACTTTGTTTGGATATGGGTAACTACTATAGTTAAGCCTATTCTAAACGAAACTACGGATGCGCTAATTGAGCTAATAGACCAAATACGTCTGCTCGATAACGACATGATCCGCCTAACACAAAAACTGATAACGGTACTTTCTATGAGAGCAAAGAAATGAACATTGGTAAAAAAGGTCTAGCATTAATTAAAGAGTTTGAAGGTTGTAAATTAACTTCTTACAAATGCCCTGCGGGTGTGTGGACGATTGGCATTGGCTCAACACGATATTCGGATGGAAGCGCAGTTAAACAAGGTCAGACTTTAGCAAATGAAGAAGCCGCGTTATTACTATTATCTAAAACATTAACGTCATATGAACACGCAGTAAACGCCATTAAGGTTGATTTAACTCAAAATGAATTTGATGCGCTGGTATCACTCACCTACAATATCGGAGCAGGTAATTTAGCCAGTTCAACACTGGTTAAAATGCTCAAAGCTGGCGATCCTAAATCTGAAATCGCACAACAGTTTTTGCGATGGGATAAAGCAGGTGGAAAACCGCTTGCTGGATTAACGCGCAGGCGCAATGCTGAAGCAGAATTGTTTTTAAGCAAATAATTAAAAAGCCGCTTACTCAGCGGCTTTCTTCTAATTTCAATTGGTTCTTGGTTAACCACCTATAATACGCTTGTTCTGGTGATTTGCCTGTACAAGTTATCGTATCTTCCCACTCTGTGTAACATACCCACAATCGCCCTATCTTTTTTAGTCTAGGTTTCATTTACGTTATCCCGACAATCTGCATCACACCATCTCCGTGCATGACCAATATAGTCACCGCACGTCCAGCATAAGCCTGTGGGGTTGCTGGTATCAATAGCCGATGCTTTTGATCTTATAATAGTGATTGCCTTATCACGCATCATTTCTTCATGTTGCGTTGCAAGGTCGGTATTTCCTTCTTCTGTAGCCATCTTAATTTGTCTTGGTAAATTCCATAAGTTTATGGGCGGTAGTGTCAAATCAGACCATGTAATCATGGTCAGTTCAGTTTAACATCTTCTTTTAAAATCTCTTTCCAGCGCTGTAGCGTAAGGATAACCTCATCAATATCTTGGTCAAGTGTCTTAACTGACTTACCGGCTCGAAGTAATTTCTTGATGGCGTGTTGTTGCTCTGGCGCTACGATATTATAAATTCTAAAGATGCGATAAGGGTCTATTTTATGACCTTTATAACTGAATTGATAGTGAGCATCGGCTTTTTGTTTATCTTCTTTTCTGAGTTCAATTTGGCGCAATGCTTCATCGTGTCGATTAAACTCAGCAGGGATATCAGTTTCTATTTTTACTTGCGCTTCAGTTTCTTTTTGATGCTTATCTGCCGGATCGTAATTTTTCAAACGATAGAAACTGTCTTTGCCATTAGGTTCTTTAATGAGTATATTATTAGCAACCATTTCGTGCATAACGGCAAACACATCGGCTCGCTTAATAAAAGGCATTGTTATTATTGCACGGTCATGCACTTCAGTAATTGTCCAAAACTCGTTATAGCGCATGATTTCAAATATAACTTTTTCTAATGACATAGTGTTAACTCCCATTGCTTTGGTACAAGTAAATGCCTTCTTATAAAATCACGGTAAAGAATAAAATCTAATTGCCGTGATTCAAGTTTTACTTTCTGTGTTAATCGCTTTCTAAGCGCGGCTTTTGTTCGATGACAGGTTTTACAGTCTGCTGATAATCGCCTTGTGCTTTTTATGTAATACGCATCAACAGGTAGGTTTTTGCGACAATAACAACACTCTTTTAGTTGCTCAGTCATTAATCAAGCTCCACAAATACGTTTGGCGCAATCTTATGTAGTTGATGGTTAATCTCATGCGCTACTGCGCGTATCTCCCACTGCACCTCCTTACCACTGCGCAGTTTAATAAAGTCATACCACGCTTGGAAGTTACCGACTACCAGTAATTCTGTTGTCGTGCCTTGTGGTAGGATGAATCGCGCATCTTCTTTTTTAACGCCATTTTTGATTAAGTTTTCATATAATATTTGAGCGTTATAAACAAAATCCTGCACACCATATTTACTAATGCTTTCTGGAATAACTACGTTAGTTTCTTCTTCATTGCAATACCTCTGACTACGTTGCAAGAAATCCAAATGCTTACTGCGAACAAACTGATGTGAACAGATGCGGCTAATATCCTCAATCAAAAACGTAGCATGGGCAAAGCGTAGTGTTGATAAATGCCCTTTGGTTACGCAGTGATAAGCTCTCTTAATGCATTGCTCTGGTGACTGTTCACCTGTCTTACCGTAGCATATTCCTGCAAGTAACCCGATGTGTTCTTCGGGATTGGGTGTGCTTTGCACTAGGGTGACTTTCATTTTTTATCCTCAGTTGTTAATACCATCATTTTTGCAACTTTTTCTGCAATATATGTAGTCCATATTTCCCCAAGTTCTTTTTGTATTTTTTCAAATTCGGGTTCTATGCGCTTATACCTTTCAATCAATTCGTCTGGTACTTCCATTTCATCACCATCTCTCCCATAATCATTATTACCAATTAACAAATACATAAAATCATGTCTTTCCTCAAACCCTATTGGTATTTTCATTTCTTCTCTCCGCTAAGTTGATAAGGATGGCAGGTTAAGTTCCATTTTGAGCTAGTCAACTGCATAGATTTCAAAACAAAGTCTTGTCTTGTTGCCGCTGATTCACATGATACCTTGTCTGCAAATGTGACTGTTGACTGTGTAGTATGGATGCTTGATGACCACGATGTAATCGTACTAATTAGTATATAGGCTGTTGTTGCGATCATTTTGTTTCTCCGATGTGGCGGTATTTGCAGCAAGCATGAAATTGTAGATGACTTTTTGATGTAACCCATTGTTCACCATCAGCACCAAATATTTCAAACTCCACCCAAGGGTCAGTTCTACGTTGCGCAACTTCAGCATATTTCATAATCATTTCTGCGTGTGGGTGTGGGGTGATTACTGGTTCTGGTCGGTGGTGTGAAACAATAAACCCTTCTAATATATTTTCATTATCACCATAAAAATTAACTTTAATGTCCATTTTTTTTACATTTTTAGATAAATCAAGCCATTTTGGTTCATAGCATTGTAAAAAACCACATAAGTCATCCTGCTTTTCGTTCCATTCATGAAACTCCTCATATAAATCTTTACTTGTTGACTGGTTACTAGCAATACAAGCAAGTTCGGCAATCTGTTCTTCTGTTAATAAACTCATATACCTGTACTCCCAAAACCACCCGCACCACGCTCAGTTACCGTGCTGAATTCCTCCACTTCAATAAACTCTGCTCGCACAATAGGAATAAATTTCATTTGAGCAATGCGGTCTTGCGGATTAATCTTGTACACACCAGTGCCTGTATTCTTTACTGACACTTTAAGTTCTCCTGTGTAGTCGCTATCAATTAAGCCAACACTATTGCCGAGTTTAATTCCGTGATTATGCCCAAGACCACTGCGTGGCAAGATGACAGCCGCAACATTATCGTCATTGATGTTGATGGCGATACCTGTAGGAATCAATGCCGTTTCGCCTAAGTCCAGCTTGATTGCCTTATTGATGTTAGCGCGTAAATCCACAGCCGCTGCGCCAGATGTTTCGTAAGCAGGTAGAATTACTTTTGGGTCTAACTTCTTAATTTCAATTTTCATTTTGTTTCCTTTAGTGCAACGCTTTGCAATAAGCTATTATTGTGTTTGTGCGGATTGGTGTATTCAGCTCCGCTGTATTTACTCGCTGTTAAAAAATCGTTTTCAATTGGCTTATCAAGCACGATACTTTCCAAATCACCCACAATTGTTATAAGCTCGTCGTGCAGATAATCTGGCATAAACTTTTCAATCATAAAGGCATAAGCCTCTAATGCTGACAGCAGTTTTATGGTGCGGAGGGCTAATTCTTTATTCATTTTCTACTCCAATACCGTGTTCTTTTTCTATTGCTCTGACAAACTTAAAATATGGATTATTATCAATGTAACCATACTCGTTTAAAAAGCCGTAGACAGAACCAACATCATCTTTAACATGGTCAAGAGTGAATCCTGCATTGTATCCAATGTTGAAAATTTCATCGTCACTCAAAGGTTCACGTTTTTGTGGTGCTAGGTAGAGTGGCACATAATCTTTGTGGTTAGCATAATACCTATCGTCAGTAAGACCACCTTCTCCTTTTGTTGACATCCACGCCACAGGCACTTGCTCATCTAGGTCTAGTTCAGCTTGTATATCCCAGTACAAATCATAATGAGTTTCTTTTAATTCGCGCAGTGTATCTCGCACTCTTTTTAACAACT